ACTGTTCGTACCCAAGATACGTCTCCTCCACAACGGGAGGAGCATCTCTTGCACCGGGTGGACGAACAACAATTACGAGCAATTCACTGCAAATCAACATGCTACCTGACGTTTTTATTATCAGTGTGCGAAAGCCCCTAGGAAGCTGCACTATTAGTGACCCCAATTTCTTCCTTAAGATTCAGTCTATCAGCGTAAACTTAAATAATCAATCCGGGTTGCTCTCATCAGCCACCCCCGAACAGCTGTTTCGACTCAGCCAAAAAAATGGATCTACACAGAATTGGTTTGAGTTTTGCGGTGTTTCGGTTGGTAATGCAAGTGAAGGGCAAGTATCGGGTATAGGTACTCAAATTGGAACTACTGGCTCACTGCTAATCCTAGACCCAGCGTATGACCTCAGTTTGCCCGATTACCTATCCAGCGGGTCGCTTGGAAACTACAATTTTCAGTTCCAAATACAAGTATATAACCAGACTAACCAAGCATTTGTTCCTGAGGTATGTGTGATTTGCGTTAACAGTGGAGTTATGGTCACAGATAGGGGTATGACGACTACAATGACTGGTATTTTGACTAAGCAGATGGTGCTTGATGCGAAGAGTAAACCAGTAGACACTACGAGTGCAGAGTCTCAGCGTCTTATTGGTGGGTCAATGTATAATATGGGGTCGTCCGTTAAACAGCATCATAACAAGACAGCCCCCTCGTCGGCAGCCAAACGTAGTTCTAAATTAGATGGGTTTTTAATGTAATAAATTGCTGTCTACTTATGATTTAGATTTTTTTAATTATCAATCATTGAAAATAAAAATATTTACTCTATATATATGGAGGCATACAACAAAAAGATTAGAGCTATGATAGCGGAGCTAGATTCAAAAAAAGTATACGACGAGCCAAGGCACATATATCATGAAAGCGTTCATTCGCCAAGGAAATACATACTTTCAGGGGGAAATGATGGTAGTTATATTTCACCCGGAGAAAATGACCTAAAAGCTGATATTATACTAGGAGCTAAACGTAAATCCTCTAAATAAGAAACAAAAATAATATATTGTCTATATATAATGAGTTATGAGGACGACTCACAGTTAAAAGCTCAAAAGAAAATGTTGGCTATGCAAAAGCGGGTATTAGCTATACAAAAAAAGCAGACTGAAGCAATGCCTGAAGCAATGCCTGAAGCAATGCCTGAAGCAAAAGAAGATATTTCAGTTTTTGAATACTTGGATAGGCTTGAAAACGACCTTAACTTAACCCGAAACGATTTAGATGAGTATATGAATTATAGGGGGACAGCGGCAAGGAACCTGCCTAGTATGTATCAAATAACCCCTTTATCTCGTAAAATATTATCTGTATTAAAGAAGGTCAATTTTAAAAACGTACCCGAGAGTGATCTACAAGAATTAACACAAGTATTTCGTAATCTAGGTGTAGCAAATGCCGCTCTTGCAACGACTGTAAATGAGTTAAACCAAAAAGGAGTAGGTCGTACCCCTAGAGAAAAGGATGAGCCATTCCGTAGATTATATGAGATTGTTAAACAAGATATGAGGTCATTATTTTCTTTTGTCGGTAATAAACTCAGTAATGTAGGGGGTCATAATTATCTATCAGGGCTTTCAGCCCCTATTTCAGCCCCTACTCCTCGTCGTCCCACTGTTCCTAAAGGAATATATCAAGTCCCTCCAGTAGGTCCTCGTACTCCCGCTGGTCCTCGTCCTGCTGGTCGCCGTCCTCGTCCTCCTGCTGGTCCTCCTGCTGGTCCTCCTACTGGTCCTCCTGCTGGTTCTGCTGTTAATCTTATTCGTACTGCTAGTTTAGGAACTCCTCCTAAAACTCCTCGTAAAGCAACTCCTAAAAAAAATAAACTTAAAGCGGCGGGTATCCCCAAGAGGTTTTTGTAATAAGACATTATAAGATAGTATTATTATAAATAATACTATATAAAGAAAGTTAAAAGTCTTTCAAAAGACTTACCTCATGCTGTGTAACAATAGCTCTAGGATATTTGCGAACAACTGCTACCCATCTAGATTTAATATTTTTCATTCGCTCTATTTGTGTTTTGTTTAAACCCAAATATTGGTCCAAAAGATACTTAAGCATCTTACCCCCCGATGTTGACGGAAAGAACACAATTACATGACTTTCGTTGAGGATGATTTTCGTAGCATGACCCGCCGTAGATGCATGACTAGTATAAATACAACTCACATTAAAATGACGACCTGTTTGTAATATTGAATTAAGAATATCCATTGTTTTTTTAAGTTGTTTTTTATTACTTATAACATCTACGTCGTCAAATAAGCAAAGACTATTTTCAAAATCTGCTGCGGTAAGTTCGCTCTCAAGATATTCGGGTTTGTTTATTTTGATTCTTTTGATATACTTTAATGTATCTAGTGTTTCATCTGTATCCAGTGATGAAAAAACATAGACGGCGTTCTTGGAATGAAGCTTATGATATTCCTGTATGATTTGTTTTGCTAGGTACGACTTACCTGAACCACTCGGGGCGGTAATATACCAAATGGTTCGCCCCGTCTTAGAGGGCATTAAACTAAACTCATCACTATTTTTTAATTCAACCTTTGAGAAGCCATCATCATCTGCTTTTTCACTAAGATGAATAATTTTATTATTTACTCTTGCAATCTGCTCACCATTAAAATAGGACAACATAATATATACAGGTATATTATAATGTTACGATTTTTCCTTATTTGAGTTGGTCCATAAACTCAATAGAAGCCTTATTGACAATCGCCCGTAGTTTTTTCACATCTAGAACAAGTGGGGCTGTTGTAGTTGCTAATGTTGAACGAATGTAATCCAAATTATTTTTATACGATTCTTTAGAAATCATATTTTTAATTTTCTTAAGGAGTTCAAGATCTGAAATGCATTTATTGATAAGTCCTATTTCTGTATTGAAAAAGTCAGTGAATGCATCTGTGTTCTTACCCTGTAATTTATAAATAGAGTAAAGCCGTTTAAGAGCTTTGAGAGTATCTATTTTTATATATTTCTTTACATCTGCCTCAAGGCTTTTTATTTGAGGCTTAACTGGATTACGGTAATAATGTATACTTACTTCGGCGAAGCGGTCTCCTACTGGGACGACCAAATCTGCTTTGAAGAAATCGGCTGTTTCAATAAGATGTGCGAGAGGTTGGTTGATGGTCTCATGGGTAAATCTATGTTTCTTCTTTCCATCTTGGATTTTAAACTCAAGAAGCAATACCTTTGATTTATTGAACTCATTGTGTATCCATTGTTCAATCTGCTTAGGAGAACCGCTCAATTTGTCTTCAATATCGTAATCCGATCCGAATAGATTTCCTCTAATAGAATTACTACCTATGATTGCGGTTCGTCCATGCAAATCAAACGAATGGATAGCATCTTGGACTGGTTGCGGTAACATAGAAATATTTTTTTTCATATATATAGTATATGACAAAAATAACTAGGGAGGATGTATTTCCTTATCTAGAAAAGTATTATGAGTCCATTGGACGAACGCACCCGCCTCAATATAAGGAATATTCGCTTAAAGAACTACTAAGGTGTATCAAACTTTTTAATATAAAAATGAAAGATTTCTAAAAAATAAAATCTAACCTATAAGTATAATGTCAGCCGCCAATATGGGAATCTCACAACTTGAATGTCTTCAGCTTCGTAGTCTCGTAGGTCCTACTGGCGTTGGTACCCTCGGTGTTGTTGGCGTCGGGTCTCCTTTTGGAGATGTAGTCGTAGCCACTGTTCCAATGATTGTACAGCCTGATGGAAAAACTAAATCTAATCCATGGGTAAGCCCATTCACAGTACCAAGCGGAACGGGGCTGCTTTATATGACGGTTCAAACTCGTACCACAGGTGGACTTCCTTTTTATTACCAAATCGGCTGTGGTACGATTGGATCTACCATTCTACCAAGTGTGACCCTTTATGACGCAGGTGTAGGGTTACAGGGGTATGCTGGTTTTTGGGCTGAAGGTCTCATGATGTATTCCAACCCATCCCCAAACCCAGTTCCTATTGAGTTGATTCTCGGTGCAGCAGGTACAACAACAAACTTTCAAATTATTAATTTTCAGGCGAGAGTCATTTCGTTTGGTCCTCATGTAAGTCAAGCCTAAACCTTTTCTATAAAATGGAATTGGTATAGCAAAGCCGGAACGAGGATAAGAAGAATACATATATATAGTATATATTTTAAGTCCATAACAACAGCTTAGCGAGTTGTTCCTTTAAGGAAACAGCTTTATGTCGTATATAGTAGAGTCTAGCTCTATTGTCTGCGTACGCTTTGCCCTGTTCTTTTAAGTAAATATGATAGTCATTATACCGTATATCGCCAATACTGGCTAAATACTCTCTATCCTTATAGACATCAATCTTTTTATTTTTTTTAGAACTAGGAAAAATCTCTAACCCATACTGCTTAGCAATTTTAAATGACCTTTTGGAAATCTCGTACATAGAATAATATTAGAAAATATTATTTTATTCTTTAAGTCCTAATCCTTCTTTAAATAGGTGTTAAGCATAGATTTTGATGAGCCCATATCAGCCATGGTCTCGTCAATCTCTTTATTTTTTTGAATCATATCTCCATATTTATCGGTCAAATACCCATGCCTGAGGGCATTTACGGATATTTTTCGTCCATCAAATATTTTATTTAAACGCTGGTTCAATTTGACGGGGGTCAATTTCTTTCCAGTTGTATCAAATAATAGAAAATCCGTTTTATTAATAGATATCCATTTTTTTAATATTTTGATTAGAGCAGAAGGAACATCAATGCATTGTTTACCATAT